TGACACTAATAAGTCATTGATAAATATGATTAATTTAGAGTTTAGCATACAGTTTGATGTGCCACTTTTACTAGAAGCAAAGATGGGTAGTAATTGGCTTGACACCAAAGATGTATCGTGATATAACTATGATTCTTTTGAAAGGAGTAAATTAAATATGACAGAATTAGTTACAATAAATACTGAAAGTTATGCTACTATGGCGAAGGCAATGGGATTGCCTACAAGTAGTGGTGAGAAGAAAACAAATGTCTTGAATAGGTTTAGAATATGGCACAATCCAACCATGGGTATGGGTCAAGCTAATGGTAAATCTGTTAAGATGGAAGTTGTAGAGGGTGGAATGTATAGACTAGAGATTCCTAGTGACCCTAGTGTATTCTATTTTTCAGAAAAGGTAGAGTTTAGACCATTCTTACAAAGATTTATGTATAAGAAGTTTAAACAAAATCGTAATGCAAAAGAGGGAGATAAGCAAGGTGGTTATGTAAAGACAATCATGTCTGATACATTAAACATTGATTTGAAAGATAACGATGGTACTTTTAACTGTGGTAAACCTACAGGTTATGTAAAAGACTTTCAAGCATTACCTGAAGACACCAAGAAGTTAATTAAAACAATAAAAAGAAATAGAGTTGTTTTTGGTGTTGTTAAAATGATTGATCCTGTAAAAGGCATTGATGGTAATGAAATAGAAGACTTGCCTGAGTTTCCTGTAATATGGGAGATAGAAAATAGAGAGGCATACAAGGCAATAGGAGATGTATTCTCTAAGTTTGCTAAGATGGAAGCATTACCTCTACAACATATAATAAAGTTAGATGGCACTAAAGAGAATAAACTAAACAATGGTGGTAGTTTTTACACACCAATAGTTCAGTTAGATACATCTAATAAATTAGAGATATCTGATGAAGATCATAAAGTGTTTGGTGACTTGCTTGATTGGGTAAAAGCATACAATGATAATATAATAGCTTCATGGGATGCTAAAGTATCAGAGAGACAAGAGGAAGTATCTGAAGAAGATATGGAAACTGTTGAAAATTTCATTGATGTAGAAATGGATGAAGATGCTAAGTAATAATGCTTTCAAAGCACATGGTATCAACTACCTTTCACCTAGCAGTATAAATACATATATTAGTGACCCACCTATGTGGGTTGCTAGGTATTTGTTTAAAGTTAAATCATCAAGTGGTGCAGGTGCAGTAAGAGGTATTGCATCAGAGTTTGTACTTGCTAACAAATATAAAGAAGGCAAATTTGATTATAACATGTTAGACATGAAGTTCATGACATTGTGTACTGAATCTATGATTGATTTAGGAGACAAAAAAACAGAAAAAGAAAGGAGTTTGTTAAAGAACTTTGGAAACATAATTGATGAAAACTTTAAGTATGAAGACTTAGAAGACTATCAAGAAAAAGTTGAGGTACAGTTAGATGATCTGCCTGTACCAATAATGGGTTACATAGACTTTAGATTTAAAGATAAAATAGTAGACTTGAAAACATCTACTAGAATGCCATCACAACCAACAGAAGCACAGAAGAGACAGATGGCATTATATTCTATGGCATACCCAAAGAATAGTGTTGACTTGTTTTTTGCTACACCTAAAGAGCATAAGATATTCACACTTAAAAACTTAACCTCATACAAGAAACAACTTGAGAAAGTTGCTTACAGTATACAGAGGTTTTTGTCTATCAGTGATGATAAGCATGAGTTGGCTTCTTTTGTTTATCCTAACCTAGATTCATGGATGTGGAATGGTAAGATGAAAGAAGAAGCAAAGAAAATATGGAGCGTAAAATAATGACTACAGATGCAAAAAAGATAGAAGAACTTAACAAGGACATTGAAACGATGGAGAAAGAATTAGCAGAAGCTAAGAAAACTCTACGTGAGATGAGAACCAAAGGTTTAAGAGAAGCTATGGAAGCTAAGAAGTTAGCAGACGAAGCAGTAAAAGAAGAGATGAAAGCTCTTGGTGTTACTTATTCTCATGATTCTTATGAGTTCAATCCGTTCACAGGTTGGAGAAGACTACTCTAGTGTCTCCACATAGAGAACGTAGAAATGCTATCAAGCATGGGTATAGGAGTGGATTAGAGCACAAGCTATCTATCTACTTAAAAGAGAATAAGTTTAAATTTTCTTATGAATCTATTAAGATAGAATGGGAAGACTTAGCCTATCGCACCTATACCCCTGACTTCATCTTAGACAATGGTTTGATTATAGAAACAAAAGGAAGGTTTCTAGCTTCTGATAGACGTAAACATTTAGCAATACAAAAGCAACATCCTAAATTAGATATTAGATTTGTGTTTACAAATAGCAGAGTTAAGTTATATAAGGGTTCTAAAACTTCTTATGGTCAATGGTGTTTAAAACATAATTTTAGATACTACGATAGAATAATACCTGAAGATTGGCTAAAAGAAAAAGGTAAAAACAAACACCTAAATTTCATAAAGTTTGTAGGCAAAAAATTAAGGAGATAATATGAAACAATATAATAACAGAGGAAATCATTTTTTTATAGAAGTAATACCATCTATTAATGAGAAAGGTCAGTGGGATGGTAAATATCAACTTGCCATACAAGCTAGACGAGCAAACATAGATGATGATAGCTTTTGGGGTTTGCAACATCTTTGTCAGATGGTATGTGCAGGTATTACAATGATGGAAGATAGTGAAAAGGTAAGAAACGCAGTTGAAGAATTTTTAAACACACCTGAAGTAAAAGATTTCAAAGAGCCTCTACCTATTGACAATGTAACTGATAACGTGATAAAAGTTAACTTTGAACGTACAATAGAGCGTAAATGATGAGGCACTTAGAGTATATGAAAAAGAAATTTAAAGAACTAGAAGAAAAATCAAAGGAGCAAAAAGTGAAATATTTGTCAGGTGTAAAAAAACAAGCACAAGAACAATCAGACCATAAACAAACTATGGATATGGTTAATCATCCACCCCACTACAACAAAGCAGGTATAGAAACTATACAAGCTATAAAAGCAATGACTAATGAAGGTTTTGAATATTACTTACAGGGTAATATAATGAAGTACCTATGGAGATACAGGTACAAGAATGGTGTAGAAGATTTATATAAAGCACAATGGTATCTCAATGAATTAATAGATGTTGTTGAAGATGAAGATAAAAGTTAAAATTATGATGACATTAGAAGTTGATCCTGAAGAATACCCTGTTCCTGCAGATGGTAGAGTAGAAGAGGAGATACAAGATTATATGCAAGATTATATACACGATATATCAGGCATAAAGATAAAGCACATAAGAGCAGTAAGCGAGGAGATTTAAATGCAAAACTATTTACCAACTGATTATCAGAATTTTATTGCTCTCTCTAGGTATGCTAGATGGAAAGAAGACGAGCAAAGAAGAGAGACATGGATTGAGACTGTAGACAGATATTTTGACTACATGAGTGACCATCTTAAAAAGAATCATAACTATACGATTACAAAAGCACTACAAGAGAAGTTATCAAATGCTATCATGTCTTTAGGTATCATGCCTAGCATGAGAGCTTTGATGACATCAGGTGTGGCTTTGGATAGATGTCATGTAGCAGGTTACAACTGCAGTTACATACCTGTGGATAGTCCACGTAGCTTTGATGAGTGTATGTACATTCTCATGTGTGGTACAGGTGTTGGCTTCTCTGTTGAAAGAGAGAATGTTGACAAGTTACCTATAGTAAATGAACACTTTGAGAATAGCACTACGACAATCAAAGTAGACGATAGCAGACAAGGTTGGGCAAGAGCCTTACGAGAACTTATAGCTATGTTATATGTTGGACAAGTCCCAACTTGGGACACTTCACAGGTTAGACCTGCAGGTGCTAGACTAAAAACTTTTGGTGGTAGAGCATCAGGTCCTGCTCCTTTGGAAGAGCTATTTCAGTTTTGTATTGAAAAGTTTAAAGGAGCAAAAGGCAGAAGACTATTTCCTATTGAGTGTCACGATCTCATGTGCAAGATAGGAGAAGTTGTAGTTGTTGGTGGTGTCAGACGTTCTGCTCTTATATCTTTGTCTAACTTAGGCGATGACCAAATGAGACACGCTAAGTCAGGTCAATGGTGGGAAAATGAAGGTCAAAGAGCACTTGCCAACAACTCTGTCGCATTTAAAGGTAAGCCTGAGATGGGTACATTCATGCGAGAGTGGACTGCTTTGTATGAATCAAAGTCAGGTGAACGTGGTATATTTAACAGACAATCTGCTAAAGTAAAAGCAGCAGAGAATGGTAGACGTGAAACTGATTATGAGTTTGGATGTAATCCATGTAGTGAGATCATACTTAGACCATATCAGTTTTGTAATCTTACAGAGGTTGTTTGTAGAGAAACAGATGATATAGAAAAACTAAAAGAAAAAGTTAGACTATCCACTATTCTTGGCACATTTCAATCTACACTTACTAAATTTAAGTATCTTAGAAAAGTGTGGAAAGAGAACACAGAAGATGAAAGATTATTAGGTGTATCATTAACAGGTATACTTGATTGTCCTGTTCTGTCTCCTGATAATAGTAATCTTAAATTTAATTTACAGTTACTAAAAGATGTTGCAGTAGAAACTAACAAGAAGATTGCTAAAGACTTAGGCATACCACAGTCAACTGCCATAACATGCATTAAACCTAGTGGCACAGTTAGTCAATTAGTTGACAGTGCATCAGGTATACATGCAAGACATAATCCTTTTTATGTTAGAACTGTTCGTGGTGACAACAAAGACCCACTTACACAGTTTATGAAAGAAAGTGGTATTCCTGCAGAGCCTGATGTTATGAAGCCTGATAGCACAACTGTTTTTAGTTTTCCTATGAAATCACCATCAGGTGCTATTACTAGAACTGAGATGACTGCAATAGAACAGTTAGACTATTGGTTGTTGTTCCAAAGATATTGGTGTGAACATAAACCATCTGTGACTATATCTGTGAAGGAGCATGAATGGATGAGAGTTGGAGCATGGGTATATGATAACTTTGATGAAGTATCAGGTATATCTTTTTTACCTTTCAGTGAGCATACTTATAAACAAGCTCCTTATCAAGACATTAATGAAGACGAATATAATAACTTGACAAAAGTCATGCCATCTGCTATAGATTGGAGTAAGTTGCAAGACTTTGAAAAAGAAGATACAACTAGTGGTAGCAAAGAACTTGCTTGTACTGCAGGTGCTTGTGAAATAGTTGACATTGAAGCAAAGTAAATAGAAAGGAGAAACTAATGAGAGAAATGTTATTATCAGCTTTGAAGTCCTATTATGTGGGACATATAAATAAACACATAGCTAACGTAGAGATATATTTAAGTAGGTCTACAGGTATTGGAGAACACTCTGATATTATAGAAGCTATGGACAAAGAGATAGGAGAGATTGGTAAGTATGATGACAGACTATCAATGATAATGAAATATTTAGAAAGGAGACAACCTAATGAAGCAGAAGAAAAAAAGGAATCCAAATCTAAGTAAGTATGATGCACCC